AAAGCCCCGCTTCCCTTTTTTCTCCCGCTGCATAGGATGAGATGGGCAGACGCCCAATTCTTTGCAAGGAGGAGACTTCTTTGGACGACAACAAAGCCATGCGCGCCGAGTCCGGCACGGGCTCGCTGCCGAACGGCTGCTATGCGCCGTTGGCTTTTCCCTATGTACCCATGCAGAAAAACGATCCGGAGCGCTATTCCCAGCAGGACGCGCTTCAGGCGGGCACGCTGTTTCCGGGGCTGAACCTTCCCTTCCACGCGCAGATGAAGACGAAATTCCCTGCCGTCAATCCGGCACTCTCTGAACTGATGGCATTGGATTTTGCCATTGATGAGCTCGGGCTTTATCTCACCACGCACCCTGAGGATACCGAGGTGCTGAACCTTTACTGGTCGTATATCAAGCTTGGCCGCGAGGGGCGCGAGACCTATGAAAAGCAGTATGGGCCCCTTTTGAAAACGGATCTAACGCCGGGCAGTTTCAAGTGGCTGAGCGATCCGTGGCCCTGGGATCTGGAGGGAGAAAAGTAAATGTTTGTCTATGAAAAAAAGTTACAGTATCCGGTCAAGATCAAAAATCCGAATCCCAAACTCGCCGCGGCGATCATCAGCCAATATGGAGGCCCTTACCTCATTTAACCATAAAGAGAGCACCGTTTCCTCGGTGCTCTCTTTCCATGTATTCACTATGTACCTTCAAGGTAGCGCATGAGCTGCACCAGATATTTGCCTTTCAGGTCTGTTTCGTCCGCGTCCAGATCGCGCCGGTCGAACTCGAAGAAATGGTTGCGCTCATAGAATTCTCTCAGCTTTCTCACGTCCTCGCATTCAAGATACACGAAGCGCCCGCCCAATTCCATCTGAATGATGCTCAGCCTGTCGCACGCCATCTGCAAAAGCTCGTCGCCTGTGATGAGCTTGTCGAGCCCGTTTTTGTAATTCTTCCCAAGCTGCCCGATCAATGGCGCGGATATGCAGTACACTTTCAGCATATCATCATAGCGTCCGAAGCGTTTCAACCGGTCGCGCATTCTCCTGCTCAGCTTGCTCGGATTGACCGTGATCGTCTTATTGGAAAGTGAAAAATACCCTACGATTTCCGGCTTCCCCTTGTACGAGGCCATCACGAGGCTTGTCCCCGCAAGGCCCTGCTTTGTAAACTCAATTGCCTTTTCCTTGATGAATTTTTCCACGTCCTGGTTCAGCGGGCAGGAAAAATCGGAGAGAATCGCTTTTGTGCGGTCCTCTCCGAATTCATCAATTACGTGTTTCAGGTTGACGATTCTGTACCCTGTCATTCTCTCTTTCCTCGAAAAGCAGTCTCACTTCATCTCGATTTGCCACAGAGACCATTCTGCTGTAACTTGTCTTCCGCATGGGGCGTTGCCGTTCTGCGCGTTCCATCGCGGAAACCAGCTTAGCGGCCTGCTTTCTGTCCTTGACGTGAATGCTCTTCAATATGCTCTTCGTTGCCACGCGATCACACCCTTTCCTAATATCGCTTCGCACGGCAGCAGCGGTTGCACGCTTCCATGCAGCGCACAACGAAAATAATCTAACTCTGTACTGCTATTATATGCGAATGTTTCAAAAAGTCAACATTTTGCGAACATTTCTTTTGCCTTTTGTTTCCTGTTGTTCCCCATTGCTGCCGGTTGCTGCCGGTTGCTGCCGTCTTTTCGCATAACCAAAGGGCGAGGCCTCGCGGCCCCGCCCTTTCTCTTTAATTCCACGGCAGATCATCAAGGTCTTTCTCGCTGTAATTCTTGCTGAGATAGAGCATGTTTTTCTGCTTCCGGCTCAGCGGCAGCTTGTTGATCTCCTTGACGATCTTCTCCTTCTTGCTCCCGCCGATGGGGTTCCCGTTCTTGTCCCGGTCGGCTTCCAGATCCGCCGTCGCGTCGTTGAAACGCTTGAGGATCTCGTATGCCCGCTTCCGGCTCAGGCCGCTGTCCACGAGATCTTCGTAGAGCCTCGTCTGCGCCGCGCTCAGCGCCTTGCCGCCCGCCGCCCAGTAGGTGCGGGATTCCGGCAGCGCGTTCTTGCCGAAGATGGCCGCGCGCAAGGCTTCGAACGGATCTTCCAGCAGCGAATTTACCGGATATTGCAGCCGCTTACTGTCGCCAAAGCCCTGATACGACCCGCCGCGAATCACAGCATCGCCGCCTTGCAGCATCTTTTCGACTTGGCGGCCGCCCGGAAGCGTGTCGCCCGCGAGGCCCACAAGCTGCTTCGCGACCTCCGCCCAGAATTCGCCCGGACTGTCGGCATTTTTCAGCGCCTTTTTTCCTTTGCTCAGCGCGCCGACGATGTCGGGCATCGGCAACGTCTGGTCGCCCCATCCCATCAAGCCCGCCACGTTGCGCGCATACGGAACGTCGTTGCTGATGTTGTACCAGGTGTCCTCTGCCGCCGCCCAGCCGTCAAACTCGTCGTTCATAGCGTCCGGGTCTGTGTCGAAGAGCCGCTCGCCGAAGAAGCTCTCGGTCACATTGTCCATGATCGTCTTGAGCAGGTCGCTCGATGTCAGCCCATTTCCGGAGGCTACGGCATTTAGACCCATACCGAGGACATCGAAGGGCGCCGGTGTTCCGCCGTACAGCTCTTCGTCCAGTCGGTTGAGCAGGAATGCAAGCAGCATGTAGGCGATGGCGTCGCTCGCAAGCTTTTTGATGGCCTTGTCCTTGCCGATCTTTGCGGCCATTTCCTTGAATCCCGGGCCGAGCCTGTCCTGCGTGACGTGCTCGAAGGTGTTTGCCGCCTCGACCTGAAACATGTTCATCATCTGCGCGATGAGGTTTTTCGATTGGAACGTCAGCGGCACCGAACCCTTCGAGCGTGTACCCATGATGTCGCGCGCCCAACGATCCGCCGCTTTCATCGCCTCTTTCGGGCTCTTTCCGGCGTCCAGCTCCATGCGATACTTTCCGCGCACAGCGATCGTGCTGACGAGCGTATCGACCTTTTCCAGTGGGCTGAACAGCACTTTCAGCGCCTTTTCTCCCTTGGTGCTCTGGATATAGTCGATGCCGCTCTTTTCCGTCAGGAAGTCGCTCTCCCCGCGGAATGCGCTCATGCCGGTCGTCTTCCCTCGCAGGATATCACCCACGGCGCGCCATGTGTTTTTCTGCCCAAGCTCAGTTGCGATCATTGGCAGCTGCGCCGTCTGGTTCAGTGCCGATGAGAGGTTGCCCGCAACGTTCGCGCGGGCGAACATGCGGTTGAGCTTCTTCGCGCCGTTCAGCGCCTCGCGCCCGACCTCGCGCTCCATCAGGCGGTCTTCAAAGAGCTGCTTGCCCGCGAGCTTGTTCGCATAGTCGTCCAGCCATGTGACGAGATCGCTGAATTCTGTAACGTCCTCAATTGTGCGATACTTCTCGTCCGTGTATTGCTCCATCATGGCAGTCAGATCTTCATAGCTCAAGAAGGTGTCGTCTGCGATCTTCTTTTTATCTCGTAAGTATTCTTCCTTCACGTCTGCCGGCGCGTAGCGCATGGCCTCCATCTGGTCGATATCTGCCTTCATTTCTTCCGGCGCGAATGTCGATCTCAGATAATTTGCCATCTGTCGCACGCGCATGATGTCGTCCGTATGATACAGCACGTCGCTCGCGTAGTCCACGTATGTCTCAAAGCCCTTGACGATATCGTAGTCCGTTTCGCTTCCTCTGCGGTGCTGGAAGAACGGATTGTACCGCTTGTTCGGCTTAAAGGATTTTGTCAATCCTGCAATGCTCGTCGGCAGCTTGCCCACGCCGGAACCGAGGTCAACACCGATGGCCTTGAGCGCGCTTTCAAGCTTGCCGTTCTCCGCCTCCGGCTGGAAGTGCGGGGCATATCCCTTGATGAAGCCGATCGGCTCGTAGCCGTGTGCCACGAGGAAGTCGTTGATCGCAGCATAGAGCTTATCGTAGAGCTCGGTATACTTCTCGATCGCGTTCTCGATCTTCGTTCGGTCGATATTCTCCGCCGCCGCATAGTCTTCTTGCGTTTGCAGCCAGTCGGCATATTGCCGCGTCAGGTTGCGGGATCCTTCGTCAAGATTGAACTCACGCGCCGCGTCTTTCATTTCTGCGCCGTTCTTGAGGTTTTCCGCCGCCGCTCTGATACTCTCTGCCACGCCGGACTTTTCGACCAGCTCTTCGACGGTACGCCCCTCTTTCAGCTTTTGGGCGAAAGCGCTCTCGTCCTTGTTCAGTGCGCTCTTTTCGCCGTCCGCGCCCTCAAAGGTGCGCACCTCGTCAAACAAGCGGTTGATGAAGCGCTTGCGTTCCTGCTCGTTCTCGTAGACCGGCTCAAAGACGGCCTCGTTGATCTTCTGCCCCTGCTTCCAGCCGAAGAGAGCGCGCGTAATACGCTGCGGCGTGCGGTGGTAAAGCACAAGGCCTTTACTCGGGTCGAAGAGCTTACTCAAGCCCTTTCGATTGATCTCCGGGGCTTCCGTGCCGATGAGCTCGCGCGCCTGCTCACGCAGCGCGTCGTTGATCTCAATGCGCTGCTGCTGCAAAAGCCCCGTCTTTGTTGCCTTCTGCGCCGTGTAATAGTCTACGAGCTCAAGCACGCGCGATTTCTTCACGCTGCGAGGAATATCGGCCATCGATCGCTCGCCGTTTGCGATGTCGCGCGCGATGCGCTTTTCCTGCCGCGTTGCGCCCAGGCGCTGCTCGGCGCGCTTGGTTGCCTTCTGAATGCTCTTCGCCGCCTTGTCGTTGGCAAGGAGCTGTTCTGCGTTGTGGTAGATACCCGCACTGTTTGCGATCTTCACGCCCAGCTCGTCGAGCGCCTTCGTGCCTTTGAACTCGTCCCTGCTCTTGACGCGCAGCCGCTCGGCGCGATCTGCCGCGTGCTGCTTGTCCAGCGCGTCGAGGTAAGCGTCGTAGCTGTCGAAGCCGGACGGCTTGATGTTGTTCGTTGCCGCCGCCCGCGCGCGTTCGAGCTTTGTCTTCCATTCCGCCGAGATCGACGGGAAGTCTGTGCGCATTCCATCGCGCTCTGCCTTTTCATAGGATTGCTCCTGCTGTTCGCTCAGCTCGCCGTCTTCATCCCCCGCCGAGAAACGCACGTTCTTGATGCTGTTGATCTTATCAAGGCGGTCTGCGTCGTCTCCCGCGCGGTACTCCACGACGTTCATGCCCGCATCGCGCATCTCGCTCAAGAGGTCGCCCGGCGCATCATCCGGCGCGACAACAGCAAGCGCTTCATCGAAGCCGACGACGCGCTGCGGCTTGGCCTCGAAGTAGCCGACCGGGATCTTCGCGGCAATGTCGAATAGCCGCATGATCGACCTCGCATTCCCGTCTTTGATGGCATAGCCGTCCTTTGCAAACGACCGCTTGATCGCCGCCGGAGAATGCTCACCCTTTGCAGCTTCCGCAAGCACATCTTCCAGGATGTGCCGCTCCTCGTACTCGCTGTCGCTGTGTGCCTTTGTGCTTCGCAGCAGATCGTCCACGACGCGGTCGATCTCGATGTCGAGGTCGCGCAGCCGCTTTTCATGTACGTCGTCGCTCTCTGCGCGCAGTCTCTCTTCGTCTGCGTGGATCGCATCGACGCTGTCATACTGCGGTGCCGACGTTGCGGTGAGTGTCCCGCCGGTCAGACCCCACATGCCCTCGCCGCGGTCACTCGCATTGTTCATCGCGCGCACAATATTTTCCGCCGTATAGTCCCAGTGCGTCTCCTTGAACGACTTTCTGCCGTTTTCCGTGTACGGGTCTTTTCCGTTGTAGATACCCGGCTTCCCGAGCATCCCGTCCAGCCGCGGTCTCACCCACTGCTGCACGGTCTTTTCTACGTCACCCCAGCTTCCGCTTGGCGCAATCATGCTGTACATCTTCGCCGACGTGGCCTCTTTGTCGACCTCGTCGCCGCTCGTACCGTTCTGCTCGATATACGCCTCGGCGTTTCGGATAAATTTTTCAATGCGCCAGTCTTCCAGCCTGTTTTTCTGCACGGCGATGAGCTTGTCCCGGTTCTCCGCTCTCCGCTCAAGCAGCCGCGCGTTCCGCTTTGCCCAGTCGTCCACGATGACCTCGCGCGCAGCGTTCAGTGCGCTTTCGTCGAGCCTGCCGCCCGTCTCCATCTCCACGCAAAGCCGTGCCACTTCCTGCATGCCCACGCGGTCGATATACTGGCGCAGCACGTCGTTGCCCAGGCTGTCGAACTTCTTTTTCTTGTAGACGGGTTCGAGCGATTCGCCCTTGCTCTGTAAGTATGCAGCCTGCACGGCCGGGTATTTCGCGAGGCGCTCGGCGATGTCATCAAGGCTCAATTCGGTCACTTCGTTCACGCCCGCCGCTCCGATAACGCTGCTATTTTGGAACGCGCCGCCCGCGAACTCGCTCGACAGTCTGTCGATCTCGCGCTCGAGCGCTCTCGCCTTGCTCTGGTCGACCTCGTATTCCACGCGCGCGTTGCTGCGCGTCGGCGTCCAGGCGTCCCCTCCGTAGACCTTGTTCTTGCTGCTTCTCTGCGGGTCGATGGTCTCGCGCGGGAAGACGGCGGAATACTCGCCATAGTTGGTGTGCCCGTCTTTCGCCTTGACAATGGCAATAGAGGGCGCGGGCCATGCTCCGATGTCGAGCGTGCGTCGCAGCTTCTCCTCGGTCATGTTGTGCATGGCGACGAGCGTCTTCGTCTCCTCGACCGGCTCATCCAGCGAAAACCGCGTCTTCGGCTTGACGTTCCCGCCGCCGTCTGATACACTGCTGTCATCGAGCTTAGCCTTTGCTCGCAGCTCCGAGGACTTTAATACTCGGTTGCCAGGCGGCATTTGGCTTGGCTCGTTTTCTTCGCCCATGATCTGCCTGTGGATCTCATCGCCCGGCGTCGGCGACTTGACATTTTCGCTTTCATCTGCTATTCTCTTTTCGGAGAAATTGCGTGATGTTGAGCGAGCCCCTCCGGTAACGGCTGAGGGCACGACGCCGCCGGTAATTTCTCCGGCTTTTGCCTCGGATTGAGTATCACCCGCCGTCGGCTCCTGATAATGGGAGCGCTGGCTATCGCCAGCAGCGGTATGCTCGCCGGGGCTTTTTGCTTTATCGACCAGCCGAATGTTATTGATGTCGTACAAGATCTTGCGGTCCCGTCCATCTGCAATGTTCAGCGTTGCCTCGTAAATATTTCCGGATCGGTCTTGCAGATATGTCTTTCTGTATTCCCATCCGTTTTCATCCATCCACTGATGATTATGTTCATCGGTGGAATTTTCATATCTGGACGTCGTTAGCGCTTCATCCAGGTGGACGACTGCAAGGCTGCGGATATTGTCTCCCGTGCTTCTCGCCAGCTTGTCGATAACCTTGCGGCTGTTTTTCGCGCCGTCTTTCTGCACGCGGTCGTTTGTGCGGGCAAGATAGATCGTTTCTGGCTTTCCGGCTGCATCGTATGCCGTCAGCTCCATTCCTGCCATATTGTTATAGACGTATCGGCCGAGCGTCTTGCCCCAGTCTCTCGGGCGGATTCCATCGAAGAGGTTAGTGTCGAGCATGACGCCCTTGCCGTATGTACCGTTTTCCCCTTCGACCTCTTCGAGCACGCTGAACTTCTCCGGCGGCCCTGTCCTGCGTTCCGTCGCCGCCGCGCTCTCACGGCTCTGCTCTGCCGCGCTCGACGGATTATCAATCTGTAAGGTGCTTCCGCTTTCCAACTCGTTCTGCGACAATGCGCTTTCGGCCTCTCGGTTGAAGCGGCTTGCCTTCTCATCATACTGGTCGATCTCGGCATAGGCATCGCCCATGATCTCTTCCCACACATAGAGCTCGATATCGCTCTCGCTCATTCCCGCGTAGTCGCCCGTCAGCGCTGCATAGCGGTCAAAGTAGGCATCGTACACCTCGCCCCACTCTTCGCTGCTGTACCTGCTCTGCACGTCGCGCATAAACGTCCTGACGTTCTCGCGCCTCGCCACTTCGGCCAGGTAATGCGCTGTTTCATGCTCGATCGTCTCGCTCACACTGCGCTGCACTGATCCGGCATTGACGAAAATTTCGCCCGTGTCTGCATTGAATACACCGAAAGCCTTTCCGGTCCTTCCGTTCTTTTCAATGTTGATGACGCCGAGCAGCGCCGTTACCTTCTTCACGCCCTTTGACTTCGCCCAATTCGCTGCGTTGATGAGCTCCGGATCCCAGTCCGTTTCCTCGAAGATGGTGACGGTGTTGCTGCCGCTTGCGCCGTTCGGCACGTTCGCTTCTCTCGGGCTGATAAACTGCGAAATGCCGGACGCTTCAAGCCGTTTTTGTACCGTCAGCGCGTTTCCGTCTTCTCCACCGACGTTCCGTACTTCTCGAGGAATGCGTCCAGATTCTCTTCCGCCACGCTCACGCTCTCCCCGTTCGGCAGCTCCATCAGGTAATGCACGCGCTGCGTCGGCTGCTTCCGGCGTACCTCTTTTGGCAGTGTCGGCAAACTCAGCCCCTCCGGCATAGTTCTGTACTTCTTGTCCTCCATGGTTCATTCCTCCTGCGGTCGTTGTGTTGTCTGTTTGTGCTGTCTGCGCGCCCGTCAGACCCGCCCATGCTACTTTTACCGCGTCGTAGTCGCGGAACATTGGGCGGAGAAAGTCGTCGTTCGTTCCCTCGTGAATATCGCCGCCGATGTACGCCAGCAATTCTTCGCGCAGCTTATTGTACTGTGCCGCATTGGAAAGGTCGGCTTCTTCTCCGAGGTAGGCCTGTGAGATCGCGGACTGGTACTGTTGGAATTCCGGGCTTGTATAGATGAGGTTGTCCTCAACTGCTTCGACGAACGCTTCCCGTGCCGCCAAGCGCTTCCAGAGGTGGAAGGCTTCGTGTCCGGCAACTTGCTTTGCCGGCATATCCGCGTTTCGGTTGACGAGGATATTCTTCCCGTCCACCGTGACCGCTTGCCTGATCTCCCGCGTTCCGCTGATCCCGTTTAGATTCCATAGAACCGTCCCGTCTGTGATCTCGCAGTTTACTCCAAGTGCTCTGAGCTCTTCTTGAATCTGTCTGGCGCCGGTCTCATTCCCCAGAACGGACTTGTCGGGTCGGTATCCGAAGGCAATGGTGTCCCCTTCAAGGATTCCATAGCCTTCGTCAGCTGCTCTTTGCAGGAAGCTGTCTCGCGTTTCTTCTCTCGCTCGTCCATTTTCCAGTTCCTCCTTCAGCGAAAATGTTCCTTTGCCTATTGTATCGGTTTCTCCCGCGTTCTGCAATGGCGTTTGCGCGCTTTCTGCGCGCTCCTGCGGCATGGGTGCCAAATTACCCTCACCCATGCCCTGCGCGCCCTCCTGCGCCGCCGCAGGCTGTGCGGGCATGGTATTCTGCTGCTCGGCTGTCGGCGCTGCCGCTTCCCCTGCCGCCCGCTCGGCGGCAAGCCGCGCGTCCGCATTGTGAATGCCCTCTACGCCGCTGCCGATCAGACCGAGCGCGCCGCCGACGAGGAAGTCGTTCAGGATCTCCGCCGCGTCAAGCTCGCTGAGGTATTCTCCGAGGTTTTCGTGCCGCTTCTTGGTGTAGATCGTCTGCAAGGCTGGCTGCACGATGTCCTCAATAACTTCCTCGCCGCCCTCGGACAGGAACGACAGGGCGAGCCGTCCCGCCGCGTTTCCGTTCATCTTGGCGATTGCACCGTCGATGGCCTTGTCGAAGAAGCCGCCGCCGAACGCCTTCTTGAACGGGGCGGCGACGTTGCTGATCTTCTCCGTTGCAATGCTTACCGCGCCGCTCGCCGTGCCGTATAGCAGCGCCCGGTTCTGTGCGTCCAGCTGTTCCGCCGCGCTCATGCCGGGCTTGTCCGCCGCTTCCGCCGCCTCCTGCGAGTTTCCGCCGAATACGCGCAGGAACATCGGGCCGAGCGCGCTGCCGCCGCCGAGCGCCGCGTCTGCGGCCATCTGCGCGCCCGCCACGCCGACGTTGTTGAGGTACTTTCCGACCGGCGTGAGCCCTTCGTTTGCCTTTTCCATGTTGTCGGACGCGATCTTGCGCAGCTTCTGGTAGGTGTCTTGCAGCTTCTCCTGCGCGCCCCTCGTTGCGTCCTGATAGTTTTTCACCCGCTCGTCCGCAGCCTTGCTGTTGATCTCGATGAGGCGCTTGTTGCGGTCGATCAGCGTCTGCCACTGCTGGCGTTCCTCCTCCGTCTTCGCCGCCTTGAGCTTTTCGGTATAGGCGGCGATGTTCTTTTTCGAGGCCTCGATCTCTCCGCGTTCCTGGCTCGCTGCGTAGTTCAGGCCACTCGGCGCACGCAGCAGCGTGTCCGCCGCGCCGACCATGTCCGCCGCATAGCCCGCCGCCGCGCTCTTGATGATCGGCGTAATGCTCTTTTTTGTCTTGTCACCGGTGATCTCGCGCACCTCCTGCGCGTGTGTGCGATTGTAGCTCTTGCGGCCGCGCTCTTTGCTTTTCTGATCCGCCGCCGCGCGTTTCATCATCGCCTCGTCCAGCGCTTTTTGATATTCCGACTGGCTCATCGGTGCTTCCGGCTTTTTGCCGTCCGGGGGCAGCTGCGTCTGCCCCTGCCGGCTCTTGCTCGGCGTCGTCCTCTTGTCCAGTTCGTCTGCCCGTTCCGTTTCGCGGGACGGCAGCTTCACCGTATTGTCCACAGGGGACGTGCGCTGCACGTCCCCTGTTCTGACAAGACGACCATGTGCGCCGGTCGCTACGACCGCCGCCTGACTGTTCTTTTCCTCCGTTGCCGGATTGATTCTCACAAGTCGTCCCATTTAGCCCTCCTCGTAGGAATAACCATACTGCTTGAGCAATTTCTGCATTTCTGCTTTCTGCTCGCTCGTCATCATCGGCCAGGTCTTGTCGAGCGTCGAAAGGATTCGCTCGCCCTCGCCGTTCTTGAGCGACGTGTTGAAGCCAGACAGCAGCGCAATGAACGGCCCCGGTGCCATCGTCTTGCTGCTGTTCGACACGCCGCCGTTTTCCAGCCACGTCTCATAGTCCGAATACAGCCCGCTCGACGAGGTGAAGCCGAATTTCTGATAGTTTGCCTTCTGCGCGAGCCAGCTCTTGGGATTGCCGCTCTTTTTCGCCGCCTCGAAAAGGCCCTGATAGTCGAGCCCGCTTTCGTTGCCGTCGGTCGTATTCCCGCCGCTCGTCCCGCCGGACCGCCTCGTGGTCCCGCCGCTTCTGCCGCTCGTCTTCGCCGCGGCCTGCGCCGACTGCTGCTTGTAGTAGTTCTCGAGCGCCTGAATGTACTCGTTTTCGTAGCCGCTCTTGCCGATGAGTCCCGCGCTCGGCGAAACGCCTACTTGCAGCATCGCGTCGATCTGGGCGCGGCTCAGCTCCTGCGCGGCCTGCTGCTTCTCCCGCTCGCGGTCGAGCACGTCGAGATAGCGGTTGTATGTCGTCTGATCCTGCCCCTGCAAACCGCCGAGGTAGTCCTGCAAGCGGCCGTACTCGCCGAGGTAGTTGTTGTAGTCGAAGGTTCTGTCGGTGTTGAACTGGTTCAGCCGGTCGAGATACTTCGCGTAGTCCAGCTGCTCCTGCTGGTTCACCGCGTTCAGGTCGCTCAGCTTCATCTGGTAGTCCTTGAGATATCGCTCGTATGCCTGCTGATAGAGCGTCGGGATCACGTCAGAGAGCTTCGTCGCGTAGTAGTCGCCCGCCTGCGTCGCCGCGTTCACGGCGAACGAGCTCGGCCGCCCGCCGCTCGCGGCGCTTGCTTTCGCCAGCGCGTCCGCCGTTGCCCGCTCGCCTTCGCGCAGATACGTCTTTTTGTAGCTGCTGTACTGCGGATCCGTCTCCTTGCTCCACGAGAACGGATCTCGATTGAGCGCCGCGTCCAAAAGCTCCTGCTGCTTCTGCTGGAAGCGGTTTTCGTAGCTCGGCGCGCTGTCGTACTCAAACGGCTTGAACGAACCGATCTTGTCGAGCGTCTCGTCGATCTTCGGCGCGTACTTGCCGGTGCTGATGTAGCTGCTGCCGTCCGATCCGCCGGAATAGTAGCCGTAGTTCTTGCGCAGCTCGTTTGCCTGCGCGTTGATGAGCGCGCGCTGCTCCGGCGTCTGCGCGGTCGCGTACTGCTTTTTGAGATCCAGCACGCTCATGCCGAATTCCGGGTGCTGCTTTGCAAGGTCAAGGTCGTACTGCGAAAAGTATACGTCGCTGCCCGCTCTCGCCTTTTCAAAGTCGTCGTAGGTGTAAGCCATTGCTTTCTCCTTCCTCCTTTTTTTACTGCGGGCCTCTTGTCGATTTGAGCTCGCTGCCCGCGTAGTATTCGCGCGTCATCGAATAGACGCGGCACTCGCCCTTGCCCTCGATGCGAATGCGGTAGTGATCCGCGCGCCGCGGAATGATGGGCAGGTAGTAGCTGCGTTTCTTCTCCGCGCGCAGCGTCTGCCCGGCCTGCACCCACTTCCCGTCCGAATCGAATTGCAGCAGCACCTTCGCTTCCGCTCCCGCCGCCACCTCGATGCGGATCTCGATCTTGGCAATGCCTTTCTTTACGCTGTCGTAGCTCGTCGCGCGGCTCGTCCCCTTCTCCGTGAAGTCGCCGGTCTCGGCGTACCAGGTGAAGTCGCCCTCGTTTTCGCTCCCATCCGGCGCGTCCAGAATGTTGCCCGTCATCTCGATCTCGCCCCCGGCCGTCAGGAAATAGGTGTTTCCCTCGTGCCGGCAGAAGTGTGTCGCGTGCGTCTCGTCCTCGATGTGCCACATGCCCTTTCGCGTGTCGTAGACGTAGAGCTTCCACTCTCCGCTCTCGTCCTGCGCGCTCAGGTAGTATTTGAGGCCGTCGCTGCCCGCGCGCCCGTTCTTGAGCCGCGTCTGCCCGAAGGCGTCGTGCAGGCTCTGCGGAATGCCGCCGGAGTAGATCATCACGCCCGAGGACGAGAGATACAGCAGCCGCTCGCCCGCGATGGCGAGGCTCCCGCCGCTGCCCTTCTGCACGCCGAGCGTCGCGCTGCCCATCACCTCATAGTTCGACGGCAGGCTGCCGTACACCTTGTAGATGTGATCCTCCTTGAAGAACACCGGATACCCGAGGAAGCTCACGCAGCCCGTGAAATCCCCCGCGCTGCCCGTGTCCGCGGCGTAGCTGTCGGTGTCCAGCCCCTCGTATACGTTCCAGTTGAAGGGATCTCCGAGCTTGCTCGCGTAGATCGTCCGGCCGTCGCAGCCCCACAGCCGGTTTTCGTTCTCGCATAGATAGTTTAGATCCGGCACCGTGCGTCGAACCGTCAAGTTTCCGCTCTCGGTGTATTCCGTCGTCCCCTCGCTGCCGTCCAGCTTGAAGACGTTTTCATAGAAGTAGAGCTTGTCCCCGTCGATCTCTCGAATGACGGGCGTTTTGTTGTTCTCCGGGTGTTTCGTGCAGCCTGAGATCGTCACCGCGTCGCCGGGCTTAAAGTAGTCCGACCACCTGACATTCGCGCAGCGGATCGTGTTTGCCTCCGCCGCCTCTTCAAAGAGCTTCCCGTTCGTAAAGGTGAGGCTCGCGCCGCTCCACATGCTTTCGAGGCTGCCGAACTCGCCCGAAACGGTGTTGTAGTACTTCTTGTCCGGCAGGATCACGATGTAGGCGCCGATGGCGGCGAAGCGCTTCTCTCCCGCCGTCACCGTCCCCTTCTTCTCGCCGCCGTAGTAGAAGCCCGTTCCGTCCACCCATGCGAGCGCGTCCCAGGCGAAGAGCCCGCCGCCGCTCGTGAGCTTGCGTGTCTTCTTCCGCTTTGGCCGCGTCGCCAGCAGCGGGTAGTAGTCGCTCGTCAGGTTGCGCATGTCCCACAGCCCGCCGTCTGCCGCGCCGAGGTTGTGGTCAAGGCCGTAAAATTGCAGCTGCCCGCGCTTGCCGATGCCGTCGGCATACGGTGTTTCAGGCAGTCTCATTTTTGGCCGCTCCTTTCGCTTCGCCCGGCGCGTCGCCCTTCTCTCCCACCGGCGGCTCCGTCGCGTCGCAGATGGCCATGATGTTGCGCAGCGCCTGCCGCGCCGCCGCCACCACGTCCACGCCGTCGCCGCTCACGTTCAGCATGCTGATGAGCTGCATCGCGTGCGCCGCTTCCTGCTTGATCTTTTCGTTCATGCTGTCCCCTCCAATCGTTTTAGCCTCTTCTCCTGCTCGCGTACCTTCGCCCACAGGATCGGAATGAATTCGCTGTACCGCAGGAAATACGTTTCGCTGCCGTCCTCGCGTTTGGCAGCGGCCCAGCCCGCGAATTCCTGCGAGTCAATGCCGCACGCGCGCATGGCGTCCTCTACCTCCTGCGCGATGAATCCGGTGTGAAAGCGCCCGCTCGTGCCGCTGTTCAGCTTGTAGCGCTTCGGCTCGACGAGCTCAAACATGCGCACGTACTTCTCCGGCAGCGCCTCGATGCTGTTCTTGATGTTCCTGTCCGAGCCGTTCAGCGTGTCCGTACTGCAATAGATCGCGTCCCACACGAAATTCCGGCTGCCGAGGTTATAGAGTGCGTCCGCGTTCGGAATGACGTCGCCCTTGATCTGCACCTCCTGCGAGTATCCGTCCACCTCGATGGAAGCGTAGTACGTCCGGTTCTGTCGGTCCCAGCGCGAGCCGATGAACACGCTGCCGTCGTTTCCGCCGAGCTCAATCGCGTCCGAGTCGATCTCGATCTTCGTGTCCGCCGAGCTTGCATAGGTCGAGAAGATGGTTCCGCAGTCGTTTCCGTCGTCGTCCAGAATGTCGATCGTGCCGCCTTGCAGCTTTTTCGCCGTCAGCGTGCCGTACACATTGACGGCGTCCACGTAGAGGTCGACCGAGCCGGTGCTTGCCAGCACCGCGCCGTTGTATTTGAGCTTGAATACTGTTCCGCTCGTATCGCTGAACGCCGAGAGCGTGATCCCGTCAAGGCTCTGGTCGATGAGCGTCTGCGCCTCCGATGTTCCGATCTTCCCGCTCACCTGCGTGCGTATGCCGTTTACGTCCGCCGTCAGATTCGTGATGCTGCCCTCGTTG